TGAGCGTTTTGATCTACCATCGGATCATCCTCTTTATGGACAGCGAGTGTTGAAACATGTTCCTAGTGGTTCTAAAGATCTTACACCTGATGATCTCAAACTGGTGAAGCCAGAATCAGAATAGAATCATAGAGGGATATCATGCCTAATTCACATTATTTCGATGGTGGAAGAAATCTCAATCCTGGTTCTAGGAATGGAAATCAGTTAATTCTTTCTGAGTTGTTGGGTTATTCTAAAAAGGTTCGTTACGTTGATAAGAATCGTGATGTTCCAGAAAATGATGCCGATGGATCTTTCGTTTTACCGTATGTTCGAATTCAAGATGCTATTGATTGTATTGAGAATAATATAGATACAAGTGAAGAGTATGCTCTCATTGTTGTTTATCCTGGTATTTATCTAGAAAATTTGATTGCTGGTATTACAGATAACTTGTCGATTATTGCTGCTGTACCAGGAACATCATGTGCTATAGCTCCTCTTGAAGGTGTTCCTGTTACTCTTACGAATGCTACAAGAGATAGTCTTGAGGTATATAGATCAAGTGGAGTTTATTCTGATTTAGTCAATAATGGTCCTGGAATGCAAAACTTTCTTATGAATAATTTTCGCATATTACATCCTGGTGGAAAGACTGAGCATGTTGTTGAGATGCTTGGTGTCAAAGGTGATGCATCTCCGACAACTACGAAGTTCATGGGGGCTGCTGGTTATACTATTACTACTGGTGGAATGTTTTATAATTGTGGATTAGACGCTGTCTTCTATTGTAAAAATGCTGGATATCCAGTTTTGAAATATACAAATACAGGTTCTTTTGAATTTAGGAATTGTGCATATCCGAGTGTCGAATTTGGTGGTAGTGTAAAGACAGTTTCATGTATTGTTGATTTTGATTCATTGCATGCTGATGGAGCACATGATGATGGGAATTATGGTTTGTATTCTAGATCTTTTGATACGTATCAGGATTTTCAACTTTTGAATGATGGGTTTATAGGGTTTGATGGATATCCATGGTCTATTAATGTTGGTAGACATTTCAATATGGATGATAGTTCTCAATGTTGGCTGAAGAATTCTTATGTTCAAGGAAATTGGTTGGCAGAACCTGATTGTCAAGGTCGTCTATTAAATTGTCATGTTCAAGGGGATGTGACTTTGGATAATGGTACAGGTGCATGTATTATGGATGGTGGGTCGTATATAGGAACTCTTAGTGATCCTGGTGGAAGATTGACTCGAACGGTTGGGAGTTGAAGGTGGATATTCAAGAAAGTAAAGTTGATAAAGCTGTTGGGATTCTTGTTAAGATTCATCGTTTAGGACTTCCCTTACCAGATGAAATCCCAGAACGTGTTACAAATGGTTTGTCGAAGAGTGAGTTAAAAGAACTGAATAAGCGATGGAAGAATTTTAGAGAAATCGATATGGGTTAGTAACGAATTGGGGCGATATGGATGTTCGTTGGGAACCTTGGTTTCGTTCTTATGAGGTGAGTCATGAAAAGACTGATGATGATTCCATTGATGATGTTCGTAATGGGATCAGAATGCGAACGAAATCGTCTCAACGATATGGACAAAGGGTTCATTGTCGAGAACGGAACGAGTCTGATTCCGATGGTGTTGCCATGGGAAGTGATAGGGAATCTGACGATTGAACATCCTGATGTGTTTTACGAAGTCTTAGATGATATGAACGAGTGGTTCTTTCCAACAGTTGTTTTTAGCGGGGGTATTGACAGTGAAAGATTCGATGAAGTGGATGGTAATGATCCCAATGAGCGTAATGGGATCATTCTTGTTTGGGTTGGGGCATTGCCTGATCCTGACTGGGACGAGCCTGGGCCTGGCGGCATCGCTGATCTCACTTGGAATGACGCCGGAGAAATTCTACGAGCAGATGTCGTCATCGATGCAGAACATTCCTATGACTCAGGTATCTTCAGAGCAAGACTTATCCATGAACTAGGTCATTGCCTAGGTCTTACTCATGATGTTGTGAGCGTTGATTTAGATTCGTGTATGGCGAGTCCGCCATTGACAACGTGCTCTATCACAGAACGTGATGTCGAGCGAGTTCGGCAAGACTATCCTAGATCTTTGTAGTCTGTTATATCTAGCAGACATCTGAAGCATTCAATAGAGAGTTCGACATCATTACATGCACGATGTGCATTTCTGTAATCGATATCAAAAAATTGACAGATGTCTTTTGCTTTGACTCCGTTGATGAGACCTTTGGCTTTGAGTGGGTATGCCATTGAGTTTATGTCGATGACGTGGTAGTGCATACTGAGACAAGAGAATGATTCTTCGTTTGTGAATGTCATTAAGTTTGCAAGGTTATGATCTCTACAATAGGCTTCAATAAATCGCAAATCGAACCATGGATTGAAACCAACAACTATACAATCTTCCATGTAGTCAATTATTTCATTGATTCCTTCGCTCAGTTTGATTGCACCTCTAGCGATCCATTCGTTCATATCGAATCCATTGTATTCAACAGCTTTTGGATCGATTCGATCTATGTGCATTGGTAGGAACATGTTGTAGACTTGACTTTTGCGTTCTGGACATTCGATTGTGGATACTGTTTCAAGGTCATGTTTGACCATGCATACTTCTATGATTTCGTGGTAGCCGGGAATAAGACCTGTTGTTTCTGTGTCTAGAAATACTAGTTCTCTACTCATCGTTATCTCCTGGACGTCTTACCCATAGTCCATGTGGGCATCCGTCATTTAGTAGTGCTTGTGCTGTACGAGGCCCTGGTATTCCATCTTCAAGAAGATGGTATTCGCGTTGACGTCCTTTCCATTCTCGTTTGTCTTCGTTTTCTTCATAGTCGAATGATTCATATCCATGATCGTTTAGGATTTCGAATATGGCATCGCCAGGATCTCCTCTTCCGCGGTTGTTTGAACAATCGCGGTGACCGTAGATACCGACCATATCGATTCCTCTTCTGAGTCCTCGTTTGATTGCATGACGTTTATATGGCCAATGAATTTGACGTTGGATTGAGAATGTTCGTGTGAGAAAGTCTACCATGTGAACGACAGACAAGAGTTGTGTCTCATACAGTTCTGCGTCGTTTCCTTGATAGATCTCGATTCCGATTGTGACATTATTGACATTACCAGCGTGGAATGCTGAATGTTCCTGAAGATCACATGTACATACCCAAGATGCGTCATGGTCAGCGATGAGATGTGCTCCTGCTTTTCGGTCGTCGAGTGACCACATTTTAGCGAGACGTTCATCTCGTCTTGTATTGGGACCGATACCTTGTCGGATGTTTTGTTTTCTTCTGTCTCGTCCTCCTGGTATTCCTTTTGTTGTGTGAAGTACTATTCCTCGAACCCATGTGTTTGGTCGATCGCGATAGTCTTCGTCGGCAAGTGCATAGATAATTTCATCGAATGGGTTGAGAACAGTGAGTCCTGGTACTTCGATTTCATGTTGACGTATAAGTACTCCTGGCATGTTATTCTCCTACTGGTTTTCTGACACGTATTGGTTTTCGAACACGTATCGGTTTCTTGACTTTGATTTTTCTGTGTTCTTTTCGTTCATCCATCGGGTAATCATACTCGTCAATGAGTTTGTATTTGAGAATCTTGGCAGGTCTATCTAGTAGACCACATATAAATCTTGGTGTGTTTTCATTGTAGCTCATACTTGTCATGAGCCATCTACCTGTTAATCCTTTGTAGTAGCCAGCGTACATGATTTCTGGTGGGTTTTCGTCTTCAAATGTTGACCATAGTGGATGTTTGGGATCATCTTCTTTGCTCATTATATGTCCTTTTCTTCGAGTAGATGATGTACATATTCTTCTTTTGTGTAACCTAATGCTGAGAGAGCTAGTCTGTGTTTACGTGTGTAATCAAGTTCGAACATCCAATCATAGTTTGGAAGTTGTTGTCTATATGGTGTCCAATAGTAAATAGGACAAGAAGCTACACCACAGTCTACTCGACCTTTTTCTAGTTTTCCTTGATAGTAATCTGCACAACATCTGAAACATTTTGCTCGAAATAGTTTACTCATAGGGATTCGAATTTTTCCGTTCTTTCCCCATTTATGCATAGCGAATTCTTTTGGATCTGTGATTCCGAGTTCTTCGGCTTGGACAATGAGTTGTCTATTCCATTTTCCGAAGATCCAATCATATCGAATATTCGCGTTCTTACGATATGGCATGCGTTGATAGAGTGGACAATTGACGATCATACAGTCTCGTCGTTTGTCAGCGAAGTTGGCAGTACAATCAAAGCACATAGCTCTACATGCTTCACTCATGGATGGGCGTAATCCTTTGATGTTCTCATCCATTATCTTGCTCCTAACAAAGTCATGATTGTCGTGTGGTTTCGGTTTAGTATTTTTCCTATTTGTGGATAACTCATTCCACTACGACGTAGTTTACGTGCTACCCATAAACGTGCATATGTTGCACTTTTGGATCTTTTAGGACCTATAATATCTTCAGCTGGTACGTTGAACTTTTGTACAGCTTCACGAATAACAGGGTGGATAGTTATTCCAATGTTATCGACTTTACCTGTGAGGCATCTTTTGTAGACAAGTGTAAATAAATCTTCGACTGCACGTAGACACATTTCTTTGTTTTCGTCACCGGTTCCATTGAGCAATATATCGAATATCCCGAGAATGGTTTTACGTTCTTCGTCAATGAGCTGAAGACCATTACTCTTTGTGTTCGATTTGCTCGAGTTCTTCGGTAATCGTGTTCTGATCTTCTGACGAGAGTTTGGTGAACCACTCATCCCACATGCTATCGAAGATCCCGTCTTCGACAGTCCTTGCGACTATGTCTGTTCCGCCCCAGTTGATTATTGTGTCGTACGCCTTTGCGACACGTTTGAATTTTATTATATCCCCTCCATGATCAGGATGATGCTTCATAGCTAAATGACGATAGCGTGATTTGACTTCCTTAATATCGGCGTTGGCGTCGACGCCGAGTATTTCTCTAGCTTCTTTTAGGCCCATTGTAGGCATCAAGGATATTATATGGACTGAGACAGCTTATTGGTTGTGAAGAATGCACAACGGACAGCAACCATGCGATCTCTGTGGACTTTCTTTAACCCAAGTCTAGGGCAGCATCCTTGTATGTCTCGGATAGTACAGATGGAGCATAAGTTGCTGTTTCCAGCGACGTGTTTGAAAGCCCAGGTTGTTGTTGGGCGTAGAGGCTTCCTCACCTTCATTTGTCCCCTCCGTTTAGTGGCAACTTCCTTTGCCGTTTGTAAAACCGTTTTACACTTCTGGTCTTGCGGAACCACTTCTTGAGTTCATAGATGATCCATTTTTTGGATTCTTCCTTGAGATTGGCTTTCTTGGTTTTGTACTCGAGACCACAGGCTATACACATGATTCCATGTTCAGTAACGAGTGATCCACTATCACGTCTAATATCTAGGTTCTTGTCACATAGGACACAACTCATCTTGCTATCGCGAGAACTTGATCCCATGTCCCCCTCCCACTATTTGTGCCCGAGACATTTTGATGTCGATTTATAATTTCAATATCACAGAATGCACCATACCACTTTTGTATCTCATCACAATTTGAGTTCATTGCGATGATGGTGGCTCCACGGATGTTGAGATTCCATAGAATGCATGCGAGTTCTTCATGAAAGCTTTTAGTAGTGTTGTGTGTATATTCGTCGTATCCATCGAATGTATTGAGATACGGTGGATCGACAAATACTACATCCCCTCCTTTGACAGATCTAAACAGTTTGACGAGAACTTGTCTTGGGTGAGAGATGAGTGTGAATGATGTGTTTTGTAGTGATTGGCTTGCTCGGAGAAAGTCAGCTTGATCTGGTAGGCGTAGATTAGCATGGTCTCCGAATGGGACATTGAAGTCTCCATCTTTGTTTGTTCGCCATAGTGCGTTGTAACATGAGTGGTTGAGATATATGAACAGAGCAATCCATTCTTCTAGTGAATGTTGTTGCCCTTTGTTGAAGATATCACGACGTAAATTGTATTCTTCTTTGTTTAGACCATTCTCATTGAGTTTGTGTAATTGACCCCATACTCCAATTGGATTTTGTTGAATGGCTCTATAGGTTTCAATTAGTGGTTCGACAATATCTGAAGCAATTTTATTGTTTTCGAGATCTGATAATTCGAATAATACTGAGCCAGCTCCGACAAAAGGTTCGTGATATTTACCACTAGTTAGTATGTCTTCGCGGACTATATTTGCAATGCGACGAGAGATCCATCGCTTTGATCCAACCCATTTCAATAGAGGCTTCATACGTGCATTATATGCATGATGATTGAATTTGATCGATTATATTCGTATAGTGTTTATACAATGCGTGTTAGAAAACCAATCGAAGAACAAAAGAAAGTTGTGGCTTCTGTTCCTAAAACTGATGAGAGAAAACGTTATCCAAGTGATGAACTTCCACCTCTCAATCAGTATGAACCGAACAGACAGCAGTACTTACGCGAGCGTTGGATTAGGAATGCAACTACGTATATGCGTGCTTTTCTAGCTGAAGGTCTTTCTCGTGAGGAAATCAAAGAACGATTAGGTATTGATGACAAGATTTACGATGAAGTTGAAATGTTGTTGCTCGAGACAGAAGGTGCAAAGTTCACCAATATGGGAACTGCCCATCGGTACTATTTGTACATGTTGCGGACTGAACAATATATTAGAGAACTTGACCAGTTCACTAGATTACATATGGAAGACGATCCAAGAAAATCTGGTGTTGTTGGGGCTATCAAGGCAAAAGCGAAATTGACTGAAGATATGTTGAGAGTTGGTCAAGAACTTGGCATTATTGACAAGCGAGCAAAAGAGGTCAGAGTTCTTGGTGAGATTAATCTTGTTACACTTCCAAATGAAGAAATTCGACAATTGTATGAAGAGCGAATGTCGTTTTTCCAAAACGTAATGCAAGGCAATCCACAATTGCCACCGGCTTATAGTAATATTTTGAAACGTGCGGTCGAGGGTCAATATGCCAAAGAGGAGGGGTCAGAAGAGATCATCGAAGCGGATTTCGAAGAAGTCGGAGAGCAGTTATGATGTAGCCACGTCTTCATATGCGGAACATCTTGCTTCGTCAAATGCAAAACCACGTCGTAAAGATGAACTTATCTCTGCAGTTCTGCAGATGGATGTTCTACAAAAGGAGATTTACCGTAGAGAGATTCTTGAGAATAGTCGTATCGATATTCTTATGCGACTGCTTGGTTTGGAAGTTCGGTCTCATCATCTTGCCTACATTAAGTTCTTTGAACAGGTAGAACAGAAGGGAAAAAGATACGCAGGTCTATTAGGACCGCGCGGTTCTGGTAAGTCGACTGTATGTGACATTTGTTATGTCATTATGCGGGCACTACAGGATCGTCAAATCAATGTACTCATTGCATCACGTACTGGAGATCAGGCAAAGTCATTTCTTGCAGCTGTCAAGGGTAATCTTGAGAAGTTGGAAGAAATGCAAATTTTTGGTCGTCTTGTTGGAGATAAATGGGACGAAACAGCTGCGAGTATTTATGGCCGTGAACCAGGTCAGAAGGAACATTCATTTCATATTGGTGGTGTTGATGGTGCTATTGTTTCAAAGCACTTTGATTTGATTATTTGTGATGATCTTGTTGAAGAGCGAAATTCTAAAACTGAAGCAAGTCGTGAGACTGTTAGACGATTTTTTTATAAGTCATTACTTCCATGTCTTAAGTATGGTGGTGAAATGCGAGTGCTTGGTACTCGCTATCACCCAGAGGATTTGTATGGTTATCTGATTGAACAAGATCCGAACTTCCGTAATTCATTTTTCATTATGCCAGGTGTTTTTGGTTTGGATACTGGTGAAGCAGTAGATCTTATCGAGAATGACGATGGTTCATTTAGTCTTCCTGAGAATGCTACAGTTTGGGACCCAGTTGGATTTTCGGTTGAAGAGGTTCTTACTCGACGTGAGGGTATGACTCGAGGTGATTTTGAATCACAGTATCAGAATCGTGTTGAGTTTCTTAGAGGTGATTACTTTACAGCTGATTGGTTTAGGTATTATGATGATGAACCAGCGGCATTGGTCAACCGGTTGGGTATGATGGTTTGGATGGGGGTTGACCTTGCCGCTTCTGTCAAATCGTCTGCTGATGAATTTGCAATTGTAGTTGTTGGTATTATTCCTAAAATTTTCGAAATTTATGTTCTTGATCATATTTCAGGTAGATTCACGTTCAACCGACAGAAAGAGTTGTTGGTTGAGATGTTTGATACATGGGACCCAGTACGTTCATATGTTGAGGCAAATGCTTACCAAGCTGTGTTAGAATCGACAGCAGCTGAAGAGTTTCCTGACATTAGAACGCATCCTGTTTGGACGACAGAAGACAAGATAACGCGAGCTATTGCATTTCAAGACTATTATGAAAAAGGTAAGGTGTTTCATCGTAAGGGTCGATCGGATAAACTCGAGGGTCAATTGACCGGTTTTCCACATGTGAAATTGAAGGATTTGTTTGATGCTCTTTACATTGCTGTGTGGGGAGCTATGCGTGGTGGAAGACGTCGTGGTAAGCGACGTGAAGAACCACGTGTATTCGGGTCTTAGGAGATATCGATGGCACAAGCTGAAGATGACAAAGTTGTTCAAACTCCTCGTCGACGCAGAGAAGAACCTAATCTTTGGGGAGTCGTCAAGAAGCGATTCTCAGAGATGTTTGTGACAAAAAATTCAAAGAAGGTTGAGAAGCAAGATAATGCCGATGCTCGTGAACAGAGCAAGGCATTGGATGAAGATCCATTTGCTCGAAATTACGATCAGTATAATGCCATTATTCCTCCGTTCAATATGTATGAGCTGGCAACTATGCCAGAGAAATGTGGTGAGATGACGCCATCGGTTGATGCGATGGCAATCAATATTGAAAAGCTTGGGCATCGTATTGTTCCTAGACCAGGTGTTCAAAGTGAGAATGAGCAAACACCATTAGAGATTCAAAAGCAGATTTCTATTATTGAGAATTTCTTTTCGAATAGTGTTATCGATCAAGAACAGGAGTCGTTTGAAGAGTTACGTGCTCGTGTACGGAAAGATCTTGAGACGACTGGTAATGCGTATATTGAAGTTATTCCGAAGGTCAATCAGCCATCGGTTCCTGCAGGACTCAAACATCTTCCGAGTTGGACTGTTCGTCTTTGCAAACTTTGTGATGAGTACACTCCATATGAAGTTCCACGAGCTGTGAAGAATCCAGATGGTTCGTGGCGTATGTCGATCTTTCCAGATAGTAAGCAGTTTAGAAGGTTTGTTCAGATTCGTGAGTCAGGTGCGAAGGCTGTTTACTTTAAAGAGTGGAATGATCCGAGGGATCTAAATTCGGAAACTGGAGAGTTCAAGGGTGTATCTCAAGGTAAACGTGCTCATGAGATTATTCATTTGAAATTGTATAGTTCGCGTAGCCCGTATGGACTTCCGAGGTGGATTGGTCGAGTCTTTGCTATTTATGGTTCTCGTGCAGCTGAGGAAATCAATTATACAACGTTTGAGAACAATCAAATGCCTGGTATGGCATTGTTGGCTACGAATGTTGCTGTGACTGATGGTTCTCTTGATCGTATGAAGGAATTTGTCGAGGAGCGAATTCAGGGTAATAAGAACTACGCAACTATATTGCTCATTGAGGCTGAGCCTGTTGGTGACGCTATGAGAGATCCATCTGCTATGAAGATGGATTTGAAGCCTTTGACTGAATTCCAACATGCTGATGCAATGTTCAAAGACTACATCACGATGAACAATGAGATGATCCGGCGATCATTTAGATTACCACCTATATTCGTGGGGCGTTGTGTTCCTGTTGAGACTGAGTTTTTGACTGCTGATGGATGGAAGCGATTTGATGATATTCGTGATGGTGAGTCAATTGCGACTGTTCGACCTGAGTCAGGAGAGCTTGAGTTTCAGGTTCCATCTGGGCGGTATGTGTATGACTACGATGGTAAGCTTGTTCGATTTTCAAATGGGCGAGCTATAGATGCTGTTGTTACTCCAAATCATAGGATGCTTCAGCGTGGTTCTGGTGAGTGGGATTTTGTTGAGGCACAAGATATAAAGAAGTGGCATCGTGAGTTTATGTTGTCTTCGCTTGAGTGGAGTGGAGAGGAACGCGAGGAATATTCTATTCCACATGTATCACGTCTTAATGCTTCATCTGATTCAATAAAGTCGAAGAATGTACATCGAGATTTTATGCGGAAGTTGAGTGCTGATAGAGAGCATGAACGTGTTGGTACTTATTCCATGGATTTGTTTTTGGAGTTTCTTGGGTACTTTGTTTCAGAAGGTTCAACTACAGATATTCGTGGTCCGATTGTCCTCAGTCAGAACGTCGGACGTATTTTGGAGCGAATGGATAATGTGGTTCAACAGATGGGATTCGATCCTTGTAGTGGAGAGATTGAGAATAATCAAGGTGCTGTAAAGTTTTCTAATGTATCGTTGTGGACATGGCTTAGGGAAAATTGTGGTATCGGATCGAAGAATAAGAGATTTCCACGATGGATTCTTGATCTTTCACGTAGACAACTCGGAATTTTTTATCGTGCTCTGATGGATGGCGATGGGTCTTGGTGTCATCGTGGTCGAGAAGGTAGTGGTATATATTCAACGACGAGTGAGTTTTTGGCGGATCTTTTCCAAGAGCTTTGTTTCCGTCTTGGATATCGGACATCGTCTCGATATGTGATTCCTGAAGATGAAGGTTGGTCGCCAAAGTGGGTGATTACTATCAGTGCCAATCCGATCAATCATTCATGTGATGTACACGGAATGATGACTTGGATTTCATATAAGGGTCAGGTTTGTTGTTTCACGACTCAGAATGGAACGATTGTTACAAGGAATAATGGGAAGATTCTTATTTCAGGAAATTCTGAAGATTATAATCGTGCTGTTGCTGAGGCAAGTAGGAAGCTTGCTGAAGAACAAATTTTTCTCCCTGAGCGTAAAGCGATTGATCGAATGTGGACGAATACTATTATCATGCGTCTTGGTGTATCGTCTGTGATCTTTAAATCAAACAAACCAAATGTCACAGACAATTATGAGTTGACTCAGGTGTTGGCTACTGCAGAGAGGAGTGGTGGTTTGACTCCTAGAACATCTTCAAGGATTGTGGAAGATGTTCTTGGTGAACCAATACCTGAGCCTCTTCCAAATATTAAACCAGATCAACCTTTCTCTATGACTATGTTGGAAAAAAATTACGAACTCCAACTTGGTCAATCGAGTGCTCTTAGTGGACCTGGTATTGAGAGTACAAAGTCATTTATTGATTTTGATTCTGTCATTCCTTTTGTGAAGCATATACTTGATCGAGATAGCGTAGAGGGCTTCCTTGATGACGTTGAGAGGAATACGTTTATGCGTATTGTGGCTGATGACTGATTTGTAAAACGGGTTTACAACTTCGGCTATTATGGGGATCATCATGAATATGGATAGAGTCGAAGAGTTTGTACAGTCCTTCCTTTATGAGGAAACAGAACAATCCCAGTATGCATTGCAGTTGTCGTCTGATGATGCTGATCTTGTTTTTAGCAATGAGAAGAGAGTCATCGTTTATGATGAGCCTCTTGAGAAATCTTCTGAACATCCATATTACGTGATGGTTGGTGGGAAGATTGTTGGTGTTGTCAAGTTGGGTTATGAGTTTCGTTTTGATAACGAGGCTGAATTCAATTTGACCAAGGATTTACACAAAGAGGAAGTATGGCGAGAGACTCTTTGTGCTTATCGTGTTGAGATGGCTGGTATGTTTGATTCACCACTTGCGGTGTATTTGAGTGAAGAAGATAAAAATCAGCGAATTCTAGAAGTTGAAAAGATGAGTGGTGTTGTTACTACTGATGTGTGGAAGAGTGTTACTGAGGAGAGAATTATTGCAGCTGCTGTTTTGGTTCCTGACAAAACTGATCTCCATGGTGAGATTTATGATAAGGAAACAGTTAGGGCTGCATCGTATTATTTTATGGAGAATTATCTTCAAGATGATGAGCATGGTATTGATGTCATGCATGATGATGAAGTTGTCCCTGATGCTATTCGTGTTCTTCAGAGCTTTATTCTTGATGAGGAAAAGACTTATAATGTAGAAGTTCCTGCACTTGATCCTGATCATGAGACGAAAGAAGAAAGTGATATTACATTTCCTGAAGGAACATGGATTATGTACGCTCGTGTTATTTCTGATACACTTTGGGATAGAGTTAAGAAGGGTGAATTGAATAGTTGGTCGATTGCTGGGCTTGCAAGGGTACGTGAGTTGCGAAAGAAGTTGAAGGTTGCATAGCAATCGTACTTGCTCTTTCCACACGTGAGCGTGTATAACTTGTAAGTGGTTACGATGACCAAAGAAGAAAAAGAAAAAGAACCTAAGCGTGAGTTGACAGATATCCGTCCAGACAAGGTCTCGCTCGTTGACCTTGGAGCCAACAATGAGAAGTTCTTCATTGCCAAAGGACTGAAGGTAAAAGAAAGTGGCGAGGCTACAGATCTTGCGAAAGCCGTTGAATCATATCTTGGCGGTATTACAAGTCGTGTTAATACTTTGTGTGCATGGCTTGAAAAAGCTGATGTCGACAATGAACATGGTGTTATCCCACAACAAGTGACATCTCTCCTCAATGGTGCATCTGATTCAATCCAGGATGTGAAACTTGCTTTTACAGATGATGGTGCGCTCGAGGATGTTTCAATTCCTGGTCCTATTCGCGATAAGATGGTATTGATGCTCGAGGTGGTTACGAGTAAAGTCGCCAAGGCTAGTGAAGAGATCATGAAGTCTGATGAAATAACAGAAAACTTCATGAGTTCTCTTGATGATATTGATGTTGCGATTTCTGCGATTGAGGATTCGTATGTAGGTCTTGAAATGGCAGTGTGGTCACGTGCCTATATTAATGACTTGCCTGATTCTGCGTTTTTGTACATCGCTCCTGGTGGTGAAAAGGATGACGATGGAAAAACGAAACCTCGTTCGCTTAGAAAGTTTCCTTACAAAAATAAAAATGGGAATGTGGATCTTCCACATTTACGTAATGCCATCGCTCGCATTCCTCAATCGAAGCTTTCGGATGATCTGAAGGATAAATTGCAGGCGAAGGCAAGAAAGATTCTTGCTGCAAATACTAAGAAACAAGCTTCGGAGGAAACAATGAGGGATCAGATCGCAGCCCTACTCAAATCTGCTGATGCGCCGCAACCTGAGCTTGATATTGACAATGTCAAAAAGCAGGCAGAGGATGCAATCAGTACACTCAAGGATGTCATTTCAATGCTCGAAGTCGATACGAAGCGTGTTGATGAGCTTTGGGATCTTCGTTGGAAAATTGGGGATGCGATTTCGATGTTGATTGATGCAGCGGCTCTAGATGCTATTCTGGGGCCATTTGAAGAGATTTCCGATTCTCTTGGTGAGGATCGTGACGAGAAGGAGACAGAGATGTCCAAGGAGAAGACCGAAGGGAAGTCGGTCGAGGAGGAGGCAGTGAAGTCGTCCGACTCGTCCGAAAACGCCAAGGAGCCCGAGGTTGAAGTCGAGAAGAAGACTGATGCCGAGGAAAAGGAGGAGCCGACTGAAAAGGCAAAGAAGAAGCCTGCGCCGGCGGAAGATGTAACAGCGGAAACATCGGCAAGTGATAAGCTTGCAGATACGATCGCCAATGCTGTGACTGAGGCTATGGCTCCTGTGCGGGAAGCAGTTGATACGCTACAGGAAGCTGTGCAGAAGCAGGCTGAGCAGATCGAGAAGTTGGACAACGATCGTGCTGTTGCGAAGGGTGCAAGTACTCCAGACGAGACGCAAGGGAATACGGACGATGGTGGTGAGTCAGAACCCAAGAGTGTGTTCTCGCCACTGATGCCATCACATCTTCAGGGTAAGTACGCACATGGGGAAAAGGTCGAGGACTAGCCAGCCGTCGGCTGGGGAAATAGAGGCATAGGGAGGAAAGAAAATGACTCGCCAAATGACAAATGAAGAGATGATCCAGAAGGCAGTCATCACGACCGATGCATTGGCGACGGCCGGAAAGCTCAACCCGGTTCAGTCCGATCAGTTCATTGATTTCGTGGTTGACGTCACGCAACTTAAAAACAATGTTCGTGTCGTTCGATTCCGTAACGAGACGATGCAGATCGATAAGATCGGTGTTGGTGCTCGTGTGACGGTTCCGAAGGCTGAAGCACAGTCTCCTCAGGTTCGCCGCGGAGTTACCACGTCGAAGGTCGAGTTGACTCCAAAGGATCAGATGACTCCTTTCGAGATCAGCGACAACTTCCCAGATCAGTCTATCGAGGGAGAGCGTGTCGAAGATACGGTTACGCGGCTCATGGCCACGCAAACCGCAAATGACCTCGAAGAGCTGATGATCAATGGTGATGTTCTCGGTCCAGCAAGGATCGAAGCTGATTTGATCGAAGGTGGTCATGCCACTGATGTGATCAAAGACGCATTCATGGCTCAGTTCGCTGGTTGGCTTCGTGCTGCTGATAGTGGAAACATCTATGATGCTGAAGGTGCAGACATTGGTTCAATCGTCTTCTCTCGTATGATCAACTCGATGCCAGTCAAGTTCCGTCGAGTTCGTCAGAATCTTCGCTTCATCTGTTCTCTCGATCATGAACAGCTTTATCGTGAGAAGGTTGGAGCACGTCAGACTCCAGCTGGTGACGAAGCCAATCGAACGATCGCTCCACTCACTCCGTTCGGTGTTCCTCTTGTCGGTGTTCCACTTCTTGAGGCTGAGCCTCGAGTGGTGGAGCATATTACGTTTGGTGCTCATCCTGACACTCAGTCACTACGGTATGGTCCGATTGGGCAGGATGTGACAATTACTCCGATTACGCTCAGCAACAGTGCGGTGACTCCTTATGTCGAGACAACCGATTACACGGTTGATCGGACTGCTGGAACTATTTCAACGACGGTTGCAGGTGCCGTTGTTAGTGGTGTGTTCAAGGTGACCTATCATTCACAGGGTCAGATGCTTCTGAACGATTACATGAATCTCATTCTGGCAATCGGTCGGGACATCACTATCGAGCGAGATCGTGACATCTACAAGGGTGTGACTCAGTTCGCGATCACTACTCGTATTTCTGTCAATGTGGAAGAGGTCACAGCAATTGTGAAGGGAATCAACATCGGGCTCAACTAGGGGTTGGTGGTTGTGAGTACCGGGCTTGTGAGGAGTAGTTGGTGCTCTGATGACCAAGTCCGGTACTTACTCCTCTTGTAAACCCGTTTTACATCTCGGGAGGAATCATGGCTAAGAAGGAAAAGAAAACCAGAACTCGTAAGCCTGTTGAGGAATCATCTCCTCCTGAGCAGCAACTTGAAGATGATTCTTCTGAGAAGGTTGAAGCTCAAAAGAAAGCTACCAAGGAATCATCCAAAGAGCCTCCAAGGGCTCAGGTGGTTTTGACCGGAGCCGCTTCTCTTCGTCGTCAAGGACGTGTATTTGTCAAGGATCGTCAGTTCATGGTTACTGGTGAAGAGGCGATTGCCTTTTTCCAGTCTGACAAGAGATTCAATGTGACGCGAGTGTGATCCTTGTTCATTACAGAGACGGGATAACTCGAAAGCTCGACCCTAATAATGAGGACGAGCTTTGTCTCTTAGACTCACCTAAAGAACAACGAAAAATTAGTCGGGTGGCCATCATTGATAAAGCTGGTCATCGGGTTGATTTACCTACCGTATCGAATGGAACATCTCGTATTTGGATTGAGTTGATTGTTAATGGTGAAGTTTCTAAAGGTGAGCGTGTCTGTATGAGTAAAGGTCGGAATATTTTGAAAGTTACACTTTATTATTCTGATGGTAGAGTTGTAGTTGATTTATGATAGTATTTGTTAGGTTTAGTTATGAGTCGAGTTGGAGTAATTGTACACTTGTCTTACAAGGAGGGGACTCCTGATCGATATCTTCACGATTACTATTCTGATGTTGCTCGGATGTTTAGTGCTGAAATACTTATGGTTGATACATTTGGTCGTATGAATCATCTTTCGAATGTTGTGAGTACTTTTGATCAAGCAATATCACAGTTCGAATCTTTGAGTGATCGTGTTGTCTTTTTGTGTCCTGGAGTACAACTAGACTTAGGTTCATTCTGTCATCCTGGAAATGTTGTATATGTTGTTGGTCCTGATCACTATTATAAAGAACCTCCAATAGAAAATCCGATAAGAGTTTCTATTGGTCAAGATACTATATGGGGACATCAAGCTTTAGCGATTGTTCTTTGGGATAGAGTAGTGAAGGATGGAACATGGCTATCGTTGTAGCTAGTGAGTTAACCACTCTCGAGACTGCAGATGTTACGGGGAATTTTACTCGTCAAACTCCTATATCTTATGGTAAAGGTTCTGTTTTATCTACTACAGCTACTTATACACCTGTGAAAAGCGGTTCTTCTGTTCTTGCGCATAATATTGATAATGGTGATGCTGACTGTTACTACGACACATTCACAGCAACAGATTACTCTGGAGAGCACTTCTTTGTTTGGGGGTGCATGGGGGAGTTCTACAGTTGTGGAGCTTATCCAGCAACGACTGACATCAGTGGAATCTACATTCTAGTTCGCGATAGTTCTTCGAATATTGGGTATATGAATCTTACAGGTGCTCCTGATTATGGGGGTCAGTGGCAAACATTTGTCTGCTATCTAGGTGGTACCTTTGACGCAAACGAAGGTACCGATCCAAATCCAGTAAATTGTGATGGACTTGGGATTGGGTTCTATAACGACACCCAAAATTCAAAAGCTACATACAATTGTTTTTTTGACTACCTAAGAATTTCTTCTGGCAATGACGGATTGAAGATTACGACGACTTTAAGTTCTGTTGCAGATTTTGATGACATTGTATCTGGAAATTCAAGTGAAGGGTTACTCATTGAGACTCCTGAAGGTGTATATCGAATGATTGCACCACTTAGGTTTGGTGATACTTCTTCAGGAGATATGGAGTTTTCTGATACTGGGAAAACTATTGTTATTCCTGATGTTCGAATTAATGCTGGATTTACTGGTATTACTGTTGAAGGTAATTCGACAGGAACTATTAAATGGCAGATTGGTGCTAAATCAGGAACTCGAGGTATTCAGGGTTGTACTCTTCAAGCAATCAGTACAGCACATATTCCATTCTTCACAGCTACCGATACTGATATTGATGAGTTGAAGTTGTATGGATCGACATTTGTGAACTGGGGTACGTTTCAGTTTCCTGTGACTGCCACTGGTCGTGAAGCTATCGATTGCAATTTCATTGCATGTGGTGAAGTTCAAGTTAGTACGATGATTGTCAAGTATTGTAACTTTATCGATGCTCCTGATGGTGGTGATGGTGTTGGTGCTATAGGTATTTCATCGACGAGTCATAATGTTAGTAATTGTAGTTTGATTAATTGTGCTACTGGTATTCATATTGATACTGCTGGTAATTATTCATTGACGAATGTCAATTTTAGTGGTTGTACGAATGATGTAGATAATAGTGCTAGTGGTACGGATACAGCAACCTATACAACTCAGGATTCGACTCAAAGTATTGGTGGGTCATTGACTAATGATGCTGTTGGTGAGTCCTTTACTGGAGATGGAAATGAATTGGCGAATGCTGTTTTCTATCTCAAGAAAACTGGTTCTCCAACGGGAAACATTGTTGCGAAGGTTTATACTCATAGTGGTACTTTTGGAAGTTCAAGTATTCCTACCGGAACAGCTTTAGCTACATCTGAAAACGTAGATATTGCTACTGCAGTTACTGCAAGCTATGCAGAGGTTCGATTTCGATTCAATCAGGTTACTACGGATAACAACATTACACTTACGAATTCGGTGAACTACGTTGTGACTGTTGAATACTCTGGTGGTGATGGATCGAATTATCTTGACGTTGGTTATGATGCTGGGGCTGGGGCTGGAGAGCCTGGGAATATGAGTGTGCGTGCTGTCTCTGGTGGTACATGGACAGCTCAAGCAAATGATGATGCGTATTACAAAGTTCGGACTGGTGGCATTGTAGTTGTTAGTAGTTCTGGAGCTACAGATGCTCCTAATCAATCCAAAGCCATTGAGACAGCTACAATTCCTGGTAGTACAACCGTCAAAAGTACGGTAACTCTTTCAGTCACTTGTAAAGATGCTTGGCTCAATAACATTGAAGGTGTCCGTGTTCGGATTGAGAAGACATCAGATGGTTCTTTGATTAGTCAAGGTGAAACAAATGCAAGTGGTGTATACTCTGATGCAACTTACAATTATGTCTCAGATACAACAGTGGATATTGTTATTCGACTGAAAGGTTATGTGTATCAGAGAAATCCATCTACTATTACTTCGACTGGAATGACATTTACAGCTAAACTAGAAGAGGATGAAACGGTCAATTTGCCATGACTAATATTGGCGACAAGTGTTATTGTTGTGATGGGGATTTGAACGAGGACGATATGTGTCGTCTTTGTGGAGCTGCTAGGAAAATCAATAAATCAACCGGAAATGTCATATGGGTTAGGCGTGGGAGGTTGGTTGCGGCTTTTGATGATGAACGTGAAGCGTACATTGTCATGGCTAAAAGGAATGGTATTCCTGAGGATCGCTGGCCTGAAAAGTATAGGTTAGAAGGAGAGTAACGATGACTATTCCTTATTGTTGGGATATTGACGAGGAAAATGAAGAGATACGTCACGTTGATGGTGTTCTCTCCTACGGTACTGGAACTGGAACTCAGCCAGCTGTTGGTGAGTTCATCATTGGAGCCACAAGTGGAGCTATCGGTCGCGTCATTTCTACTACGGGGACTGTGACTACTGGTACTCTTACGTTGACAGATGTTGTAGGTAAGTTTCAAAGCGGTGAAACTCTCGACATCATGTCTGAGCTTGGTTTCGATGGAATAACAGCTAACGGTGGATTTGAAGTTGGCGATACGATTTCTGGTAATTCTTCTAGTAGTACTATCGATGTTAAGTTCATCACCTATAACTACGAAGATTCAGATGGCGAAGGAACGATTTACGGAACGTCGATGTCTGCGGCGTTTACTGATAATGAACAGTTGGATATTAGTGGTGGTCAGTCTGACGTAGCTGATGCACGTGGAACTGGTACGGACAATGATACCAAGTTTGACGCCACAACGACATCTGCGCTGGTACCTCCAGGTCCGACGGATGAAAATAATTCCGTCATTATTCACTACGATGGAGGCACGATCGACATTCCAGTTGATGCGCGAGTGACGTCTGTTACAAGTGGAGCAGTTGGAAAAGTTGCTGCGGTTTATGGTGCTACGGCTACAGGATCTCTTCGAATTGTTGATTCAGATACCTCTGGGTCGTCTCCATGGACGGATGATGAGACTCTTCGTATTCTCGATTGTGTTTACTACGATAATCTTGTTGCTGGTAAAGTGTTTGAGGCTAATCAATATGTGAAAGGAAGTGTCTCGGGAACAGAAGGTCGAGTTCTTTATGTTATTGATGATGGTGATTCAACTGGTAAATTGGTTCTTGGTGATGAGACTGGAACGGGTTGGGTCAATACAGATAACATTCAATCGAAAGTGGATGGAGTTTGGACAACATGGGCTGGTGTTGAAGATTCACAGAATATGTATCTCGATGCAGCTACGCTCAACTTGCCATCGGGAACTATTATTGATGAACAGCTCGAGTCTCAAGGCGGCATTTATCCGTCTGGGTCTATCAATATCGTTCGAAGTTCAAACAATTTCTTCTCATATCTACAGGATGTTGCTGATGAGTTGGATTGGTTGGACGATAAGATCGCTGTTGATGGTAAGGTTCGAGATTCTCTGTATGTCATCCTAGGGAGTTGGAGAATTCCAGATCTTTCTTTCCGTTTTTTGGATTCTGGTTCTTGGAGAAATTCCGCAAATACTGATGTTTGGACAAATGTTCAGACAACGCTTACGCATCCGACTGTTGGGGACCATGGATTTCTCTATGATTCTTCGAACCCGACGCCCCAGCCTAATATTTACATCGAGCAAGATGAACGAGTGCTTGATCAGTTTTGGATGGAGGGGTCGATCAATGTTCTTGTCAAAAACAAGACGAGGACAGATGTTCGGTATATTGATCCAAATGTTACGACACTTGGTCAGCTCATCAATGATGGAAAGCTTTTGACTCTTTGTCGAGAGTACTTGTACACCTACGGTCACTTTGAGACTTCGGTTGTTGGTTCTCTGGCAGCTCCTCCAATCAGTTGTGATGATGATCTCGATAATACAACTGGTACACATCAGATTAGTTACACTGGAACTGGTGGATTCACTGTTGGAGAGGTGATTGTTGGTGGTACAACTGGTGCTCGAGGTATCGTTGTCGATGAGGATACGACAGGAGATACTCTTGATTATGTTTTGAAGACTCCAGGTACGCAGTTTGGTTCAGCAGAAACGATCACAGGTGAGGTGAGTTCTGCAACATGTACGTTCTCATCTGTTTCCAATCTTGTGGCTGGTTATGGAACAGACATTCGACTTGCTGTTGTGGATCGAAAGTTTGTTGAATCCGTACCTGTCTCAGGAACGTTTGTTTATGGTGAGAACTGCACACAATCTGGTTCTTCTTGGGAAGGTTATTTCATGGCAGTCGACAGTTCTGGTGACTGTTACTTCATGGATGCCAACTCGAATGCACCTAGCACAGGTCAGATTACTGGTTCAGTTTCTGGTGCAACATTTACTCCGGCGTCAAACGCGACTCAAAGTACCTACCCATTCGACATCGGAGATGGAAGTGGAACGGAGAATTATACCGGTTTGGTATGCCCAGATATAACCGATGCCGATCCGCAGTCGATCAACAATTGCCATGAGTGGCAGAAATACAACACAGCCAAGGAGAGTACTACTCTTATTGGTGGTCCTGGTACTGCTGCATCTGGGACTGAGGGTCGTATCTTCAGAGCACTACAACCAACATATGCTGAGGACATTATCTCGCCTATCGGACGATCGAATGGTGGGTCGGTCTTCTATGCTCAAGGTTGGTGTGTGGTCAAAGAAGATTTGGATGTTGCTGATATTCAGAACTTCAAGACGAAGACAAATGATGGTGATGTGCGTACGCCTCCAAACCTTCAGGCTGTTCAGCTTCTCGGTGTGGAGGATGGAGTTCGCTGTGCTATTTATCGAACTGCTGCTGCTGATTCAGAGACAATTCAACGAACTGAGTTCCAAGTAGGAGCTGTTGGAAGTGGGTACAATCAATCTGGAGATACTAAGATTTTGATTGCTGCACAAGATCGTAGCGTATCTCCATTGCCCAGTGATGTTCCTGATGCCGGTGTCGTAAGAGCACTTGATCCAAATGATACTGGTAATTATCTCCGTTTCCCGTATGACACTATCGATCGTACGAACAATTGGGTTGAGTTGACATCAGGAACAATTGGAGCTGTGACAGGTGGTCAGGATCTTGTGCTTGCTGATGATCTTCATATTTGCTTGCTCGAGGAAGAGGCTACTGGTTCTTCGGTATCGAATACACTCCAGTATGTTGCCAACATCAATGTTTATTGGGTTGCTAGGAAGAAGGGGTATTTGCCTAGCAAGGGGACAGGAACATTTGGTACTACTGGATTCAGTGCCAATGCGAATCTGCAGGATGACGAGGTTGTAAACATGCCGTAGTTCTGGAGGTTCGATGTGTCTGTAATTACTAATGTTACTTTCTACATGGGGCAGTCTCCGAGGTTGGCACTCGTGGATTCTTCAGTAGTCACAGATATAACGATTCAAGATATCGTTGATACGATTCGGGATTATGAACAGAAGATCGATCAGGTTGATGATCCTCACATGCTCGATGGCTATGGGAAACAGCCCTTGGGCGGTCTCGAGAGCGTTGGCTTGACTGTTGTGTGTCGTGATGTCAAATGGGCCTTTTCTGCTCACACGACACCAGATTCTATAGGGTCTGCTACGTCGTCAGACCCTGGCGGGAGGATTCTTTACGATTCCGGAGGGACGTTTGAGTCTGATGGAATCGTCCCGGGAGCTATTGTATGGAACGATACTGATGGTTCGTCTACTACGGTTCTTCGAGTTGACTCGGAGAATCAGATAATTCATTGGCCTTTGGTTGGTGGAGCGGAGAATGACTGGGACATTTCAGATTCTTATCGAATTTGGAATGTACGGGAATGTACGATTAAAGGAGGAAATCTTACGGCTATTGATGCGGTCGGTGCTGAAATGCATCCGATTCTTTCAACATTTGCTACTCAGGTAAGTTATACGGCTTCGAGTTCGGCTACTTTGGTGGAGCAGGCAGCACTTGAGCATAGTGTTTTTGCCGATACTGTGATGGTAGATACGACGTCTTCTTGGAGTGGCACATCCTATCCAGTTGGAACAGGTTTGAAGCCTGTCAATAACATGGCCGATGCTTTGCTCATAGCCGTTGAAAGAGGGATCAAGACTTTTTGGATACGTAATGGATTGACGTTGACTTCCCAGGACTATTCAGACGGATTTATATTTATGGGGGATGCTCAGACTTTGACTTCGATTACGATAAATGCAGGAGCTAATGTTACGAACTGTAAATTTGAACAATGCAACATTCAAGGAACCTTGGATGGGAATAATCATTTGGAGTATTGTTCAATTGGAGATTTGGATTATGTGTCTGGGATGCTTTATGGATGCGGTCTTGATGGAACGATTACTTTGGGCGGAGGAGTAGTGGCTAGTTTTATTGATTGTTATTCCAATGTTACTGGGATGGGTACTCCCACTATAGATTTGGGAGGTAGCGGCCAACAGTTGAATCTTCGGAATTATAATGGTGGCATTGAATTGATCAATAAGACGGGCTCTGAGGTAGCAAACATCGATATCAATTCTGGAACGGTGAAGTTGGCTTCGAGCTTGACAGCAGGAACAACGGTTCTTCGGGGATTAGGGACTATAGAAGATAATTCGGGTCCTGGATGCACGGTAGTTAGTGATGGTTTCGTTCCAGAAGCTATCCAGGTTGATTTGAGTCGACTTCTTGGTTTGTCCCACGAGAATTCGTTTCTGGATAACACCAGTTATGATGTGACTAATCCATCTCAGTTGTTGTCAGGTAGGCTTCGGATATTTGATTCAAGAACGAATGCCGAGGCTGCGACTGATGGTGGTTCTGAAACAACTGGTTTGATTGCTACATATCTTATAGACGCAGCATATGAAGTCACAGGTCAGTTAGCGTCGTATCGTATGATTCGTAGTGTATAGGAAGGTGGTTTACCATGCCTTCGGATGCTGATGATCATCGTAAGCGTACAAGTACGGTTCCAAAGAGTGAGTTAGTAGCTATCAGTTCTAAACTTGTTGCACTGTCAACTGATCAGAAGAACACTCGTTCCCAAGTCCTTGAACCATTAGTCAAGGATGTTCGTGAAGTTCGTGATGTTGCACGAAGTACAGATCAAGCGTTTCGTCTTCATTTGAAAGAGTGTGAAAAAGTCGACAAGCGTGTCAAAGTTCTCGAGGAAGATATTAATCATGAATGTATTCATCCAACTATTGATGAAGACATTGTTCGTATTGATACGACGGTCAATGGGCATGGTCGTATTGGAAAGCGAGTTTTAGCAATTGTCTCTATGTTGATCATTCCTATTATTTGCGTTTTGATTTATTCGGTTCGTTCTGAAGAGACCATGAAGCATAGTATCGACAATAATGCTAAGATGAATAAGGTGTTAAAAATTGAGTTTCTTGATCATAAGAGACAGCAGCAAGAGGATATTACAACCATTATTCGAGCTATTGATGGTGTACCACAAGAGGTAGTGAAAATTAGTAACCATGATCATAAAGAACTTACTGATGATGATATTGAAGATATTGTTTCAAAGTTGCCAACTCTTCGAGAACAACGTCAGGCTAGAAGCTTGTTGCGTAAAACTAGGGTAAAGCAGGAATGATTGATGGGATCAGCAGTTGCCATAGCAACACGTGGAATCATTTGTGAGGTTGGTGCTTCTTCACAAATTACAGATGTTGATAGTCCTCGTCTAAGTACAGTAGTTTTATCTCCAGAAGTTTCTAGTGCTGTTGTTCTTGATCCTAATATTGTTTCTGCTGAGGAGCAATCTACTGATTATGTACCTACAACGTTATCGGCTACTGATTTGAAGCCTAATACAGCATCGACTGTTGAACTTCGACCAGTTATCATTTCTGCGGAGGAAGAGTAATGGCGACTATAAAGATTCGGATCATGGTCGAAGAGCTTACGAATGTTATGACTCAATTCGATCAGATCAAGGTATATCGATCTGATACTGAAACTGGAGCTTATGTTGAAATTACTGGTGTAGGGACTCGAATTACTCTTGTTGCTGGTACGAATCTCTATGAGTACATTGATAACACAGCCCCTTCAATTTCATATTGGTACAAGACTTCATATTACCATTCAGTTTCAACAAATGAGTCATCACTTTCTCCACCTATTCAAGGTTCAGATACTGCTCTTATTGTTTCTCTTCAAGATATTCGAAATGAGGGAATCGATGATACAGAGTTGGCAGATGATCGAGCGTTGATTCTTTCATATGGATGGCAATCGTGGATTGAGCATATGACTGGTCGATGGTTTACACCTAAGTCATTGACGATGAATCTTGATGGTGATGGTTCTCGAGTTATGCATCTTGATGTTCCGATCATTTCGTTGGATGAGTTGTATATTAATGATGACTTTGATAATACACTTTCAACTGATGATTACGTTGTTTATAACCGTTCATATCCTGACGATCGACGTAATCCTAGAATCAAGCTCAAGAAGTCGAGTGGTTCTATTTATGAGTCGAGTACTGAGAGAAAGTTCTTGGCTGGTGATCAGAATCAGAGAATTGTTGGATCGTTTGGATATGTGGAAGAAGATGGAAGTGCTCCTTTTTTGATTCAACGTGCTATCATGACATTAATAATTGTCAC